TGTTCTTACAAAATTTATATATTCTGATTCTCCAGTTAAATTAAATTTAATGTAAAAATTATTTAATACTTCTTGAAATTTAGCATTGGTTACATCTTCAGCATCTACAACATCTTCAGCATCTACAACATCAGATTCTTGTTTTTCTTTATTTAACATAGAACGTAATTCATCAGCATATACTGATTCACCAGCATCATTTGTTTTACCACCAGTATTTGTGTCATAATCCGGATCAAGATGTATCTTTACAAATTGTTCCCATTCGTAATCTGGAACAATATCTTTATATTGTTGCAACGTTTGACCTAAACTCGGTTTGCGAGGTATTATTTTTGGTTTTGCTGTTTTGAATTTAGCATACTGATTAGTATCTACTACAAATGAATATCCAACTTTAGCTAAATTATTTGTTTCTAACAATTCAATTTGAGCCATTCTATTACGAGGTCCACCAAAATCAACTTTTTCTAAATCAATAACACTTAAATACCATTTAGATTCTGTTTTGTCTAATATTTGACTATCTTGATCTAATACAATTAAAAAACCTCCATTTGAAAATTTTTTTAATCTTGGATTATTTTTTAAACTTTTAGCTATATCTATTACGGTTGTTGGTAGATGAGTTGATTTTTTACGTTTTATATTTCCAAGTCGTTCTATAACTTGAAATGTCTCAACAGTTTCATTGCCATAATCTTTAAGATATTTAAACGTTTCTGAACTAGGTGCTAATTTTAAAGCAATATCTCCTGGTGTTAATCGTTCTAATATTATTTTTGTAAATTTATCCATTTTATATAAATATCCTGTTTTTAGTTTTACCAATCTATTAAAACCAATTGTCCCTGCCAACGCATCACATTGTCTGTTTTAAAGTCTAGATCTAAATCTAAGTCCCAAATACCCATTTTTTTAATATCTTGTTGTAAAGCTCGTAAAAATGATATTAATTCTCGATCTACGTCTCGGGCGCCGTCTGCATCTAAATAATCAAAGATAGAAACCTCCCCTCCTTGTTCCCTAGCATATTGTTTATATGATTGCATGAAACGATTAATATTATCAGAATCTGCTCCTGATAATGGACTTGCCTTTGACATTATATATAAAAATTTTTTCTCATTAATATAATGCACAGGGATAAAAGTAGTAAATTCTCCAAATCGACCTACAATTATTGTAGCTACATCAAATTCATCTTTTTCTCTAGTTATCTTAAATAATTTGTCTTCACCATCAATTTCATATACCCGACCATTGTCACCTTGATCAAAAAATCTATATTCTTTATTATTAATCTTTGTTAATAATCTAGATACATCATCATCTTTTAATTCTAATAATATGTTTTTTAATCGTATCATTTAATTATCTTTTTATCTAAATCAATTCTAACTAAAAAATTAATATCCGTGTCATTTCTTTTTCGAATTGGTTGGGCTAACTTAGCAACAGCTAGTAATTGACCAAAATCATTATACAATCCAATACTAGTTACATATGGAGCAAAATCACTTCCTGAAACAAAATCACGATATGTATAATTATCATCTTTTGTAAGAGTAACATTGTTAGACATATTAAACTCGCCTTCACCTAATCTAGTAGTTACTGACAATTCATGTGTAGTAATAGTGCTTTTATATGAAGCCGTATATGGTGTATTTAATAAATCATTTACACGATAATCTGCAGAAGAAAATACAAATAATCCTTGTTTATCAAACACATTACCAACAAACTGAGTTTGTAACATAGTTCCACCTTCTGATGTATCACCTAAATTAATTATTTCATTGCTAGTTAACGCTTTATTAAATATTCGTATTTCGTCTAATTGACCGTCTAGATTAGTATTATGAAAATTAGTTTGTTGAATTAACGAATTTGAATCTTGTGTAGTTAATATATCATCATCTGTAAATTCAATAGTTAATTCTATTCCAGATTGAGTTGTTAATATATTATTATTTTGTGTACTAATAGAACTAGATACAGTTCCTACAGTAATAAAAGCAAAATCTAAATCTTGATTTGTTTTATACCCACCTATAGATATGTTATGATTATTATCTATTCTAGCACTAGCAGATAACGGATGTTCTATTTCTTGTAATAATGGACTGAATTGAGAAGATTGTAATGTTCCACTAACATATAATTGTAAATTACTTCCAGATTTTTGACAAACAACATGAGTCCATGAAGATGAAACTTCTGCAGTTGATGTTATAACAGATGTAAAATTTGTAGCTCCTTGAGCACTAAATTGTATTCGATTATTATTATTCTGTACAGCTAAATTATTACCTGCTTGTGTTTGTAATGTTATATCATCTTCTGTTGTTAAAAATGCATTTCCAATTAATTCTATTTTAAATGGAAATTGTGGAGTTAATGAACTTGATGCTTTTGTTATTATTAATTGATCATTTTCTGTAAAATTACTTCCACTAATAAAAAATGATATTGCATAATCATTATTTCTATCATAAAATCCCGGTAACGGTTGTTGTATAAATCCATTACGATCAAATTTTGCAGCTAATCCAATTGGTAATTCTCTGCCGGACGTAGTAGCAACACCATCTACATATGTTACTCCTGCAGATTCATATGTAATTCTTGTTGTATCAAAATATTCATTGAATCCTTCATATAAAACAGATTCAGATACAATGGAAGATGTAACAAATGCAGAATCTATAATATTTCCATATAAATCAGATTCATACGATCCTGAAACACTACTAGTAAATGTAAATGATACTGGTTTAATATTTTCACCCATTTTAGTTTGAGGAACTGAAAATACGGATGCTGTTTGATATAAAAATTTATTTGTACGATTTAAATTAGTTGGACCATGTGTAAATGCCGGTTGATTTTTTCTTTTATAAAATAAATGGTTAGTAGAAAAATAAATAACACTTTGTAAACTACCATCAATATTAGATGAAGTATTATAACTTAAATTTGATCCAATAGCTGGTAATTCATTTGTATCAATATATATTCCTTGTAGTGGTAACATACTACTTGTTGCACTTCCACTTAAAACAGTAAACGTTTTAAATGCTTGAAATGGATTAATTTGAATATCAGTAGTATCTATTTTTTTAAATACGTCAGGATACAACCCATCATCTATATCATCATTGTTTATTCGTGTTTCAGACATAATAGTAAAACCTCGTTACATTTAATATAAATATAACGAGGCTAAAATACGTATTAAAATATTAAAAATCTAATTTTACTCTTATCAACGCTTCTCGCTGAAATGATTTTAATAATGGTTTTGAAAGTTTAGCTACTGCTAATAATTCCTGAGCATTATTATATAGTCCAACTGTGGTAATATATGCTTTAGGATCTCCAATAAATGTAGATTGATTTATTAAACCATCTGATCCAGTAACATAAGATGGATTATTTGAGAAATTATATTCTGCATTTTTAACTCTTACAAAATAATGTGTACTAGCAACCTTTTCAGAGTTTCTTGCTTGGAAACCTAAAGATGCAGTTGCTGCAGAACCAGATACTGAGTGAAATAAACGAAAATGATTATTTCCTTCAGAATTACTAGTAGTATTAGTTTGAAATTGTAATTTTTGATCTAACATTTTTCCATCTAATACTAAAGTACCATAATCTGGATATGCTAATCCATAATAAACCGGATCAGATGAACTAAAAACTCCATTATTTATTGATCCAGAAACAATATTAAAAACACGACCAGACTCAGTAACAGTTCCTGTTGATATTGAAGAATCATCAATTAATCTAATTGTACCAAAACTAGGATTACTACCAGTAATTTCTACGTTACTTCCTGTACCATTAGTATCTGCGGAAGCTGACATTGGAGCTAAAGGTAATTCAAAATTACCAGCATCTAAACGTTCTTTTAATCTATTACGTTTAAAATTAACAACATATATAGAATCAGTGCTTCCTGAACCCGCAGTAGTAAATCTAGTATCATTCGCATTTAATAATAGCTGTCGATATTGTGCATAAATTGCTTTAGAAGGAGAATCCGCATTTCCATAATTAGAAGAACCACTACCATTTGCATTTCCATATGCTAAAGCAAATTGTACTGCAGACCCAGTAACACTCGGATCTCCATCAAATGTATCAACATAATATCTACGCTGTGAATTAGTCTGCGTCGAAGAAGTAAAATAAGTAGTTAAACTTCCTATATTACCACTCCATAAACCTGCCGTTACGGTTTCTGTTTGATTGTCAATAATATCATTAACTGCATCAAATCTAGTAAACACTCGGCCGCTAGCAGCAAGTATCTGTATCTGTTGTTGTTCAGCAACTATTTGATTTGCCAATTGTTGTGCTAACTGAAGAGTTCCTGCATCTACATTTGATGTATCAATTGTTCCTAATGCAGGTGCTGTACCTGCTAACGTTGGAGCACTTGGCGGGCTAATACCTAATCTTTGCTGACGTTTTAATTGTTTAATTGTTTTCATATTTTCCATTTTCTACTACTTAGCTAGTTAAATTAAGATTAGCAGTTGTTGCTTTATTCACCGTCAAATTAATAGTAGTTGCACCACCTGTTTCATTTCCAATAATTGTAATTGTTGCCGTTTTGCTAGCAACAATCAATGTTTTAGCAAAAACTTTAAATTCAAATCCAGCTACCGCTACACTTTGTGCATCTTCATTATCTCCAATAAATCTTGGAGTAGTAGGAAGAGTGCCTGGATTGCTTAATGCAGTAGTTACTTGTATATCAGCAACAGTCGAATCTGATAATATTACTGTATATCCTAGATTTGCATTACCGCCTTGTATATTAGCAGTATTTGGTGAAATTGTGTCACTAGATCCTGGACCTTGTAATACAATAGAAGAATTACCTACTGTTACTATTGGTAAATTTGTTGTTTGTTTAGGCAGCGACACTAATTTATATTTTAATGCTTGAGTTTCATCAGGAATAGCTTCAGTTATAGGCAAATTTTCTATAATTGTACCGTAAAAATTAGTTCCTAACGGATGATTTGGATTCCATAATGTGTAATCAACTTCATCATCTCCTATTGCAAATTGTGTAATGTTAAAGGCATTTCCTCCTTTAGCTAACAATTCACGTCCTTTTAACGTAAGAATTGCATCAACAGTTACACTACTGTTATTTAAATATCCCATAATGATTAACCTTTATTTAATATAAATATATTTCAATTGAATTTTATGTTGTTTATTTAGTTTATTACAAAACTACCCTGCGCTCCAGGATTGTTTGTGTATATTAATTGATTTGGATTTGTTAAATTAAATTCTACAACAGGTCCACCATCAACTGTTTGTGTTGAAGAAATATTAAAATCTGGACTAGTCATTTGACTTCCATTATAAAACAAATTATTAATACCAGTTGGTAGATAATCTTGAACTTGTGCTGCTACCAAAGTACCAACACCTTGTTCAATTAAAGAAAATCCGTCTTGCGTTTGTAAAAATATATTATTTTGTGTTGCAATATTTCCTGGCGTATCATATAAAACTTGTTGAAATTCAGATAAACTTGCAGATTCAATTACTGGTAATACGCCTTCGCTAGCAAAAGCCGGAGTAAATGATTTAATATAAAGTGGTTGATCTAAAATATCCTGTGTCTGTAATTCTAAATTATTTTCTGTTGTTAATGGTATATTATCTTGTGTTGTTATAGCTAAATAATCGCTACCTGATTGAATTAAACTTATATACTCATATGTAGTACCATTATACGACGATGCGTCAGATGATGTTAAAAATGATTGCAACTGATTATCATCATTTCCAGATAATGTTATAATGTCTGCAGCCAAAAGTTGACCTTCATATAATACATGATCAGCTGATGCAGTTACAATTGTTTCTGTAATAGTAGTAGTATATGACTCATTAAAATTATTTATTGTTGGTAATATAGAATCTTTACTTCGTTCTAATATATTAGGTTGTACTAATAACCCGGTTAATTTATTAGCCCGAGCTGGAAGTAATTGATCCAATTGTTTAAAAAATGATAAATCAAACAAAGTAAAAATTCTAATATACGAATTCATATCATTTTTTTGACTATATTTTTTCCAATAATCTTGTGCTTTTTGTATTAAATCTGGATATGCTTTTTCATTTAAATCTCCCGGATCGCCAATATAGTCATCTAATGATTGAAATCCTAATTGTGCAATTATATCTTCGTCAATCATTGTTTGTGGAGAAAAATATATTCCTAATTTTGCACTATCTAATGGAGCTTTATCAAATTGACTACGTTCTGCTCTAGTTCTAACATCTAAACTTCCAACTAATTCATTGTTTTCTAATCGTATTTTATTATCGTCAAACGTACCTGCACCCAATGATATACCATCATAGTAATATGTTTCTTCAATTGAATCATATGGTGTATTATTAGTCCAATCTGCAAACTCCGCAGTAATACCAGATGGATTTGGCTCTACTCCATTTAAACTACTTGTTGTGGAGTGATTTATTTTTTGTGTTAATGGTAGTCTAAATATTAATTCACCATATGCATCTACATTTCCATCATATGCAGCAGGAGCCTTAACATGATTATTAAATGCTGAATCTTGTAAATTACTAGACCAGTAACGTAACTCTTGCAATTGACCTTGCAATCTACTACCGCTAGCTGCCGAACTAGAAAAATTAAGTCCAGCTCCTAATGTTAAAGTACTATTAAAATCATATGATCCACTAACCGACGCAGATACAGCTGCAATAATTTTACCATATTTTGATTTTTTTGTTACTAATTCTAATACACCATCTTGATTACTTAATACAAATCCATTTTGAGTAGTTAATAAAAAATCATCTTGTGTTACAATTTCATCAATTGTACTACGAACCATTGTAGTTAAATATCCACCATCAAATAATTCAATATCGGCACTACTAGATTCATTAATTTGCATTGTGCCAAGTGTGCCTCTAGTAAAATCTAATGTAACTGTATTACTACCAATACTAAATAAATTCATTGTATTAGGCAATGTTGGTGTTTTAATAACATCATCCGTACGGAATCTTAACTCAACAGTATTAATTGATTGTGAACTATTAACTGTAACAGAACCAGAAATATTATTAATTAAATCTAATGCATAATCAAAATTAAGTTTTTCATATACTGGTGCTCTATCTAATCTAGGACCACCATATTCATTAATTGTTATTAAAGATTGCGGTATTCCATAACAAGATAATAATGCTTGTACACTTCTTTTTGTACCTTTTGATTTTAATAATAATGGTAAATTATTTACAATTCTACGCCATATAGTATATGTTGAATTTTCTCCAGAAACAGATGGATCGCCGACTGAATTTGAACCAGTAAGTGGTGTTCCTGTTTCAGATACTCCTAATGCATATTCCCATAGTTGTTTACTTTGATTACCATTTGTTAAATTCCAACCAAATTGTTTTGCTACAGAATATAATAATTCATTAGGCATTCCTAATTTTGGATTTTCTTCACGCTTATGTATTTTAGTCATATGACTGATATATGTATATAATATATCATAATGATGACCTAACATATTAACAAATGTAGTTAAATCTACACTATCTGACTGAAGTTGTATATGTTCTGGTATTGTTCTTAATAATGAATTATTATTTAAATGATCATATAAAGAAGCTGATGCATATGTATCATTAAACCACGTTTTAAATGCTGTAGAAGTTGTTGCCTCTACTATATAAGGAACTGTTGAATTAGATTTTGGTATTGGTTGTATATAACTACCTGTTACTTCAATAACATTTGGATTAACTGATGGAATATTGTGTGTTGTTAATAATGAAGATGATTGATAATACAAATAATGTTCAAAATTATCAAATCCACTTATTAAAGATGTTTTTAAATTTGTAAAATCTTGAGAATTAGTTGTAGCATTACTTCCAGATATGCCTATTAATACTAAACTCTGTGATGTGTAATACTCTATTAATTGTAATTTATATTTAAAATTATCTAATCGTTCTGTTGCTGAACTATAAAATATAAAATTATTAAAATCAGAATAATCAATATTTAACTTCATTCCGGATAAACTTCCGGAGAAATATGTATCTATAATTTGTTGTGATGTTGACGTAGATGATCCTAATAAAGCTGTCCAATTTTGTAATCCAGTCTCTGTTGATGTATTATAAGAATAATTTGCTTGCCAATTCGGACCACTTAAAATATTACTATCTTCTAAATTTAAAACAAAGTCAATATTAATATTGTCAACGTACGTTGGTTTTAATTCTTCAACTACCCAACACTTAAAATTAGTTTCTATAGTATCTGGTAATGGTTCATGTAATTTAACATATAAATATTCTCCAATTACTACACTATTAACAAATTGAACACATTGATTTCTACTAAAATTTAATAGATAACTTTTAAAAAATCCACTATCGGCAGTTTGATTTACTGTGTCTATATAATTGGAAATTTGTGTTTTAAAATTAACATTGGTATCATCAAGTGCACGAAGTCTTATTTCTTTACGATCTGGTGAAATTTCATCAATTCGTAAATGTTGTTCATCATAACTACCAATTAAATTTTTAAAGAAATTAACCGCAATTTTATATGTACCATCATTAATTTTTAAATTTTGTAATGATTGATTTATATCTAAAACGTATGGGTCTGAAAAAAATGATATTTCCTGATTTGTAATAGAATTAAAATATATAGGTGTTTGTGGTAATGATTGATTGTTATGTTGCCCAGTAACCCAAACGTCTCCAGAATATATATGAAACTCTACTGTAGAGTTAGATTTAATGTTTGGATTTATTGTAACTGGGGGATTTGCAGATTGTAAAGTTTGCAGTAATATATCATTAAAACGCTGTGCAGACAAAGATTGATTTGCCGTTAATATTTGGTCTATATTTTTATATTGCGTTAACATTTTACCTTTTAATTTTTACTTTCCAGTTATTGTTGGTGCATCAATTGCTGAAGAAGCACCACCAGTACTAATAGTCTGACTAGATGAACCACTCACTTCATATGGAGCTACAAAATTAGTATTTGCTATAAAGTCAATAACACCAGTACGATTGATAAGACGTTTTTCTTTCTTTGCTGGGGTTACTTCTTCACCCGCATCATTATATGTAGCTTCAATATTGTCTAATACAACAGTGTTTTCATTAATATTATATATATTGCTAAATTGGTTATATAACGGAGTAACACCAGGTCCTTCTTTATATGTACTTCCTGCAGGATCATCAATAGGATCAATCCTCCATGCACAATTTTCAAGCAATACAGCTCCTGGATTACCAGACATTGCTTGTAATGTATACACATCACCTGGTTTAGTATCAGACATATCTACTATATACGTGAATTTTAGAAACGGTGTACTCTCATCTTTGAATCCATATGGATTTTCACTAAAAGGTGAGGTTATTATGTTATTAGCAGATTTTGCACCAGAATTCTTTACAAACTCAAAATTGCTTTTCAATGGATTGAAGTCTTCTGGATTTCTTCTAGTTATTCTTGTAACAAAACTAGTACGATCATTAATATCTGGAGAAAATTGTACTTGAACTATAAATCGTAAAGTTTTATTTTGTTGTTTTAGTGTATTAAATACGCCGTCGTTAATAGTATAACTATTAGCATTTTCTTGAATACCACCAGAAAAAGTCAAATCTTTAAATCCTTTCGATATAGTACCTGCATAATCAATTATACCATATGTCTCAACATTTGCATTTGTTTCATAGACCCACGTTATATCATTATAAAACCAAGTAGAGTTAGTTGTTGTATTAATTCTAGCATAGTTCGCCGGCTGTCCTTTTGAATCAATTGGTCTAGCAATTGTATATTTAGCACTTATATTATCAAACTCAAAATCTAAATCTAAATCAATCGGATTGGTATTAACAGTTACCGGGAATTTAAAGTAATTGAACGATGTGTCTAAAACTTTTAATGCTGAGATATTATCTAATCTAAATACGGTAGGTTCAATAACTATATAAGATCCATCTTGTACTATTATATTTCCATTTGCATCGCGAGGAACTATATCAGTGTTATTTGAACGAAAAGTTAATCCATTGTTAATATATTCTGCAGTATTTGGAGGTATTGGATCTGTAGCTTGCATAGCAACAGAGCCTTTGTTATCTATTATTGCTTCATTTTCTGCTTGATTACTTCCTACTTCTGCCATTATCTAACTACTTTAAAATAAATTTCATCGTCGATACAATCTTCAGTAAAACCATCTTCAATTTTTAACTCTATGCGATAATATCGTTCTGGCATAAAACTATTCATGTCTATATGTATAAAATTACTAATGCTATCACAACTTACTTTATTATAAATATTATCAAATGGAATTATGTACTCTTCTGTAGCAGCATCCCTAATTGCATAAAATGTAGTAGTAGGTAAATGTTTAACTGTTTCCGTTGGAAATAAATTAGTTGGTGATTTTTGTGGAAATTTATCCCGAGCAAATATCCTAATTTTTGTTATTTCAGTGTCTTTATACGTCGGTTTAGTCTTGCTATAAGTTACATATGAATCTAGATTAACTGATGACAACGATCCCGGCGCAAAAGTGCTGTTATCCCAATACATAGTGATCCTAGGAACATATATAGTATGTGTTTCTCGACTGAAAAAACTAATTATACCTGTCTTGGTTGCATCAGCTTCATCAGCATCTGAAAATTTAATTAAGAATCCATTATTATCTACAGTAACACCACCACTACC